GGGGTTGTTACAGAAAGGAATGTGATTTTTTCACAATTATAATTTACAACAATTCTATTCTCAGGATAAATAATTTCACATAGGTATGTAACCTCTTTTACAAAATTATTTAAATTGTATTTTGATTTTAAAATTTCAAAACCACGGATAGACTGTTCAGAAGTAAATGAACCTCTTGTTGACATAATCCATTCCCCATCGTAAAAGAATAGAATACCAAGAGAACCATCCATTTTATCTTGAATGTGAACATATTCACTGTCCCATGGAATTAAGTCCTTATCAATAACTTCCTCATAGTTAAAGAACTTACCAAACGGTTCTGCAATTACATCGCCTTTTGAATTGGTAACGAGTCCACGACATTGCATAGTAATATCGTCCCACAAAGATTCGTATTGTACTCTTGGGGTATAATTCCATATGCACAAATCTTTTGTGGGGTGAGTTTGTTTTATTAACAAACCATCCTCATGGTATTTTTGTAACCTAACTATCAGAGTTTTACTTCAAAACGATTTTTCATAATCTCTAATTTGTCAGAGGGTACTCCGTGGACATTTTCACCACCGTGTCTGTTTTCAACAACAATAGTGTGAATTCGATATCCGTATCTTTTCGCCATTTCAAAATATGGTTCCATTTCCCATTCTTGGGTAAACGTATTTGACACAACAACTCTTACGACGCTATTCATCATCAAATTTGCACACCTTTGTTGGCAGTCGTTATGAGCTTCCCTTAATTTTATTGGGTCAAAATTGTAGTTACCTTCCTTGTCTGTAAAGAAATCATCCGCCGACAATGGTTTCATTGGATTATTTGGGGTATAAAGAATGACCTCACCTAAAGTGGATTTACCCGAGCCGGGTAAACCCCTAACTAATATCAAATCTTTTGTATATTCCATGGTAAAATAGATTTATCGCAAATATAAATAATAATTTTTAGAATACCAAAAAAATAAAAACCCCCAACAGAGAGTCGGGGGTTTGTGGTCATTTTGTGGTTTCAACACCACAGACTATAAAACGAAAGGAAATCGGCAAAGATATCCTGTGTGAATATAAATATATATGTTTTTTTAAAAAGTATGAATATTTACACCCTTTTTTTAAAAATTTTTATTTCACCGTCTTTAAATTTTAAATTAATGGAATCATTCTCCTTAATTTCGCCTTTTAAGATTGAATCACTTAAATAATCTTCACACATATTTTGGATGATTCTTTTAACTGGTCTTGCACCAAAATCTTCTTGAATATTAAGTTCCGATATTCTCTCCACAATTGTCTTATCAAAAGAAACTTTATAATTTTTTTCTTTTAATCTAACAGACAACTTATTTAATTCAATTTCAATAATCTTTTTAATTACATCTTTATCTAACGAATTAAAACTGATTATGTCGTCTACTCGATTCAAAAACTCAGGGTTAAAGTGTTGTTTTAATGATTTTTGAACGATTGATTTTTTAACCTCAAAGTTTTGTGATTCTGAAGATGATGAACTAAAACCAACACCCTTACCAAATTCAGATACTTTTTTTGCACCAATATTGGATGTCATGATTACTATAGTGTTTGTAAAGTTTACTTTTCTTCCAAACGAATCGGTTAAATGTCCTTCATCCAAAATTTGAAGTAAGATATTGAAAACGTCTTTGTGTGCTTTTTCAACCTCATCGAACAATACCACAGAAAATGGATTATTTTTAATCTTCTCAGTAAGTTGGCCTCCTTCATCATAACCAACATAACCTGGAGGTGAACCAATTAATTTTGCCACGTTGTGTTTTTCCATGTATTCACTCATATCAACACGAATTACTTTTTCGGAGTCTCCGAAAAGTAGTTCAGCAATCGATTTTGCGAGATATGTTTTACCAACACCAGTTGAACCTAAAAATATAAAAGAACCTATTGGTTTATTTGTATCTTTAATACCAACCCTATTTCTTCTAATTGATTTGGAAATTATTGAAATAGCCTCGTCTTGACCAATTACTTTAGATTTTAATTTTTCTTCTAAGTTCAAAAGATTTGCGGTCTCTGTATCATCAATCTTAGAGAGAGGTACACCTGTAATTTGTGAAATCATTTCATATACATCTGCAACCGTTACGGGTGTTTTATTGTCTTTTTGTTTGTCTAACCACTTCTTTTTTTCATCATTTAATTTACTCAGTAATTTTCTTTCTTCATCTCTTAATTTAGCCGCTTGTTCATAGTTTTGACTTTTTACAACTTCTATCTTCCTATTTTTTAAATCATCAGATTCCTTTTTTAGTTTTTCAATAATCTCAGGAATTTTGGTATTTATTTTTTTTTCTGAACCCAATTCATCCATCACGTCAATTGCTTTATCGGGAAACTGACGGTCTGTGATAAATCTTGATGACAAATTCACGATAGTTTCAAAAACCTCCGGTTCATAAAATACTTTGTGAAAATTTTGATATGAATCTTTTAAATTTTTTAAAATTTGAACTGTTTCTTCCTTACTTGGTTCTTTCAAAATTATTTTTTGAAATCTTCTAACTAATGCACCATCTTTCTCGATGTGTTTTTTAAATTCATCAAATGTTGTCGCCCCAATACATTGAATTTCTCCTCGAGCTAATGCGGGTTTCATAATATTAGCGGCGTCCATTGACCCGCTAGCGTTGCCAGCACCAACCATTGTGTGTATTTCATCAATAAACACAATTACATTAGGTTCATTCTGTATTTCGTTTAGAACTGCTTTAATACGTTCTTCAAACTGACCTCTGTATTTTGTACCAGCCACCAAAGATGTTAAATCTAATGATACAACTCGTTTGTCTAAAAGATTTGATGGACAATCTCCTTTTACAATCATCTGAGCGAGTTTCTCAACTAAAGCCGATTTACCCACACCCGCGTCACCAATTATCACTACGTTGTTTTTCTTTTTTCTAGATAATATCTGTGCAATTCTTTTAACCTCACCATCTCTCCCAATTATTGGGTCAATTTTACCCTCTTCTACCATTTTGTTTAAATCCCTTGAAAAGTTATCAAGGATAGGGGTGGTTGAACCCTTTCTTGTTTTCTTTGGGTTGGTTGTGTTTCCTTCTTCGAAAAAATCTACTGACATACGAAATAATTTTCTTTAAGTATACAAAAAGAATCCCGTAAAAACAAATGTTGACTCCGAGAAGTTGTTTTTAGGAATACCTGTTTCCACAAACATAAATAAAAAATGACACCCCTACAAGGGGTTTTTTATTTGATATTTATTATGTATACTAATATCTAAAAAAAAAATTATGTCAATTATTTTAGAAAAAACAGAAGGTAACATTACAGAGGTTGTGGTTTCATCATCAAATCTGAATCGAGCGATTTATAATTCATCTGAAAACCATTTATCGATTGAATTTAATAATGGTTCTATTTATGAATATGAAAATGTGCCACTAGAGATTTTTGAAAATTTTAAAAAATCAGAATCTCAAGGTAAATTTTTTAATTCGAATATATCGAGAACGTATAAATATAAAAAAATCAAATGAGTGTAATTGACGAAATAATTGAAGACATGGAAAAGAACAAAGAGATTGTAAAATCTTTTGTTCCAAAGGATTCATTGCCTAACGATATCTTTGATATTAATAATGGTAAATCTGTTTTAAATTCAGAAGTTCGAAAAAAAATGTTAGAAATAACAGAAGAATTTATCGACTTTGTTGGGGTTAATTTTTTCATCTATGATATTATTTTTATTGGTTCATTAGCAAACTATAATTGGTCTGAATATTCAGACGTTGATATCCACATATTAATTGATTATGACGAATTTGATGAATCAGAGTCTAAAGATTTAGTTGTTTATCACCAAATCGTACAAGAATTTTTTGATGTAAAACGAAGATTGTGGAACGAGACCACCGATATTAAAATTAAAGGATATGAAGTGGAGATGTATGTTCAAGACGTGGATGACAAGTATTTTGCAACAGGTGTTTACTCGGTTTTGAATAATGATTGGGTTATTGAACCTAAAAAATTTGAATCAGCTTTTGAAATCGATGAGAAGAAAATTTTAGAAAAATCCGAGGAATACGCAAAAGAAGTAGAACGTTTAGAAGATTTAAACAATAAAGGTCGAGATGTTTCAAAAGAAATAAAAACCCTAAAAGACAAGCTAAAAAAATTCAGACAATCAGGATTAGAAAAAGGAGGTGAATATTCCTATGAAAATTTAACCTTCAAATTATTAAGAAGAAATGGATTTATCGAAAAACTTTTTAATATCAAAAGTTCAATACGAAATAAAAAATTGTCCTTACCGCAATAGAAACAGTAAATTTTTTATCTATATGCATGTATTTATAGGATACAAGAATAATATAATTATCAACATTTAAAGCAATGGCAGATTTAAAACCATTAGGAAGCGAAAAACTTAACGGAGACGACAAACTAAGACGTATCCTCGAGTTGACCTATTACGGTAATGATAAAAAATCATCTACCCCTAACCAATCACCAGTATCTAAAACTGAATATCTTTCTGAATCCGTAAGTGGTTTCAGATTTGGTATTGTAAGAGAAAAAGATGGATACTACGTTAAAAAAGGTTTAAACGAAAATTCATTAGACTACATCGGTGGTCTATTCATGAAAAATAAAAATAAATTTAATTCATATGCGGAAGCACTAAAAAGATTAGAGTTATTATCTGGACGTGAATTAAATGAAGCAACTAAGTACGTTTTAAAACAAAAACCAACTTCAGAACCCGCTAACGAAGCTCCTGTTTCATCACCAGAAATGGGTGAGGTTCCGCCAGCTCCCGTAGCTCCTGAGGGTGACGTACCACCATCACCTGAAATGGGTGGTGATGTCCCAATGGCTCCCGAAAGTGATGTCCCAATGGCTCCCGAAAGTAATACTCCAATGGCACCTGAAGGGGACGAAATGGGTGATGATTTACCATCTGATGAATCAGGTAAACCATCTGACTATATGACTGAAATCCAAAAATTTGCAGGAAAATTAGGACAAGAACTAAGAGACCAAAAAGATAAAATGGAAAGTGACGATATCAAATATGTCCTTAACATGGTTATTTCGGCAGTAGATTTAGATAAGTTGGAGGATGATGATATCGAAGAGATTGGTAAAAAATTCGATAGGGATATTGAGGATGATGTAGAGTTATCTGACGAACCATCTGATGATATGTCTGACGTTCCTGCTGATGACGATACTACACCAGCTGAACCAACTGCTGACGCTGATTTAGGTGAAATGCACGCAATGGACAAATTGGAAAGTTTTATAAACACACCAATGTCAACGGAAGAAGAAATTGATTTATCAAAATACGCTGATTTAGGTGGTGATGATGTTAAGGAAATCGATTTGGACGAAATCAAAAAAGAAATTAACAAAACAATATCTAATACTTTAGGTAAATACTTTAAGTAAAATGCGACTTATATATGTCAACGAAATTGGAACCGATTATAAGGGTCAAAAACAGTATGAATTCATTTTTAGTGAATCAACTGAGATAGACATGGACGAATGGTTTGACATACCCGCATCATCAACATCCACACCAAAATCACCAAACATTGAATATATAGACCAAGTTGGTCTACTGAAAGACACCGAAATAGTTTTTGAATTAATACAAAATTCAGACTATTTCGGTGTTATTGATGCTGTAGATGGTATAATTGCTATGGCGTGGGAAAAATCTAATTTTGATTTAGAAGAAGATAGGTTATTTTTCCGTTTTGGTGAGTCATATGAAAATGTTTCAAAAAAATTAAAAGAAAGGAATATCTCCCTTGAAAAAAAATCAATAAAATTCAAAGAATCATGAATAGAAGATTAGTCATTGAAGAATTAATAATGGAAGGGTTTTCAGAGAGAACTCTTTCTCGTTTAAGTGATAACGAACTTATAACTTTATCTAAAACAGTTCTTAAAGAAGCTGTTATGATTAAAGCGAATAATTTAAAAGATATCGAAGCAGCTAAAGCCGATGGTAAAACCATTGAAACTTACGAATCTAAAGTATGTCCTAAATGTAAGGACAAAAAACATGGGGGTGTAAATGAAAAATGGGAGGGTGATACCAAGGTTAAAAAAACCGGTGAACACGCTGGTAAGTCAGTTGTAGAACTAAAAAAAGAACTTAATTCTTTAAAAGAAAAAAGTAAGAAATATCAAGACGAAGGTAAAAAAGTACCTAAAAAAATTATAGACCAAGAAGCCGAAATAAAATTTGCTATTAGAGCAAAACAAGGTTGGAAGAAAAAAATGAACGAAAGTGTTTCAGAAGTTGAAGAATGGGTGTTAGATTTGACTGAATCAAAATACAGTAATTTTACATCTAAAAATGACATCATGAATATTATTAGTGAAAAAATGGAAGCGACGTTTCAACCAATGCCGGCAACAAGAGCGAAAAAAGGTCACAATGGTGTACCTGAGTTTATGACTTATGATGCAATCATGGCTGCAGCCCAACCAGCACCTGTTGAAACACCAACAGAAACACCAACCAAACCAAAAACACCAACAAGACCACAAGAAGACGAACCGTTTGACCCGTTTGAACCACAACCAGGTCCTGATACTAAACCAAAGGCGTTAGCCGAAAAGAAAAAAATTAAAAAATGAAATTCAAGAAAAAAGATTTAGTATCTTTACTGGAAGATATAAACGAAATGCCAATGGATTTTGATTCGGAAGATAGACCGAACATAGACATACAGAGAACTCTTTCTACGGGTGATACTCCACTTAAAAAAGTCCCTCTACCCAAAACGGGTGATGAACCAAATAAAAATTTCCAAGAATTATTAGCATCTGAAAGATACAGACAAGTTGTTGCAAGATTGAGGGAACTTACTGGTTCAAACGTTAGATTAACAGATGATGAGAGTGGGATAATGCCGTTGGTACAAATGATGATGACTGCACATAATGAAATTGTACAAGCAGAAGAAAATCATAGACCGGAATTGATTGCGTTAGGTATTAGGTTGGCTGTTGATGAAATTCCTGTTTTAAGTAGAAAGGAAAAATCAACTTTAAGTGAGGGTGATAATGGTGGAATTGAATTCGATAATGGAATTTATAAAGTTTTTTATAGATTACCAGATGGTAGTAAAAAGTACAAAATACAATATGATGCAAAACTTGTCGGTCAAGGTCAAGTAAATCCTGAGGGTTTCAATCGAGAAATGCAACAACAACAAAATATTGACCCTGTTGATGTTGAAAAAGACTTAGCCACTGATTTGGAAAAAATGGATTTTGAAAGAGCTAAAAGAAGAATGATTAACGCAATGATACAAGGTGTCTCTAAAAAGGGTCACTACATGTATTCGTATGTTGCGGACAAACTTGCTGAAATTACAGGTTCTAACAATTTGGTTGCTAACTACGGTATTTTAATGTCAATAAATGATACATTATACTGGCAATTAAGTGATAACCAAATGAAAGGTATGATGGGAGGTGCTGGTATGGGTGGAAAAGAACAAGTAAAACGTAGTACAACACCACCAACAGTTTATGTAGAAGCGGTAAATTTCCCAATTTTAGTGCACGAATTAATTAAAGGTACATATGAGTTATTTGGTATACAAGGAAGACCAAAAGATGATGAAGGTAAAGAAGACCCAAGATTCGCTGAAATTGAACAATCAGAAGATACGTTAGAAAAAGAGGTATGGGATTTAAGATTAGGACCAGCAATTTATGATAGAATCAGACAACAATTCCCTGATGAAATTTTTAATGAAGAAGAATCATATTATCTTCAAAATTACCTAGTTACCAGTATCTTTAGATTACCGGCGAAAGAATTTTTAGTATTCACAAAAGAAGTTGTTTCAGGTTCTGGTGAAGGTAAAAGATTGATGGGGGTACTACTTCAAGGTATCGGTCAAATGTTAAGAGATAAAAATTACAATGACGCAATTAATAGATTTAACCAAGAATTGGAACGAATCACAGATAAAACAGATGATGATGATTTGGGAAACTTCTTGGGTGGTCTTGGTATACGATTAACAGATGACGATGATGACCCACAAGGTCCCATAGTATAAAAGTTCGAAGGGTGGTTTTTAACCACCCTTTTTCATATTTATATATATGAGTAATCAAAAAATAGAACAATTAAAAGAGTATGCCCGTATTTTAAAAGATACACCATATGCTTTGAGAACATACCTACAGACTTACGATAATACTCAAAAAAGATTTGTTCCATTAAAACTTTTTCCTGACCAAATTCAATTATTAAAAGATTACGAGGATTACAATGAAAATATCACAAGAAAGTATAGACAAGCGGGTGTGACCACGGTTACTGCCGCTTGGATTTCTAAAAAATTACAATTAGCAAAACCCGAGAACCCTGAAAGAGTTCTTATTATCGCAAACAAAAAAGACACCGCGGTTGAAATGGCTAACAAGATTAGACATTTTTTAGACCAGTGGCCTGATTGGATTAATGTAGGATTTTCACCCGATAAAAACTCAGAAAGTAGATTTAGGTTAAACAATGGTTGCGAAGTGAAAGCAGTTGCAACTTCTGCGGATGCTTTACGTGGTTATACACCTACAATTCTTATATTTGACGAAGCTGCGTATATTGAGGCGGGTGAAGACTTTTGGGCAGCGTCTATGGCGTCATTATCTACGGGTGGTAAGATTATCCTTATTTCTACCCCAAACGGTTTTGACCCGATTTATTATGGTGTTTATGACCAAGCAATTAGAGCTGTAAATGATTTTCACATTACCGACCTTAGATGGTTCAAAGACCCTCGTTACACAAAAGATTTGAGATGGGTTAAATGTAATGATATTGTTCATTACATGTTGAATAGAGAACAATATAACGATGATGATATTGTAATGACTGATTTTGATATTGAAAATTACAAACAATACGAAGAAGAAGGTTTTAAACCTTTATCTTCTTGGTTTGAATCAATGTGTAAAAAATTCAAGTTTGATAGAAGAAAAATATCCCAAGAATTAGAATGTGATTTTCTTGGTTCAGGGGACGGTGTAATTCCAACTGAAGTACAAGATAATATTGTTAAAAACATGCTGAGGGACCCAAAAGAAAAGTATATGCATGGTACTTTTTGGCAATGGAAAGAACCCGTACAGGGTCATAAATATATTATGGGTGTAGACGTTTCAAGAGGTGATAGTGAGGACTTTTCTGCAATTAGTATCATAGATTTTGATGAAAGAGAACAAGTGGCGGAATATGTTGGTAAAATACCACCTGATGATTTGGCTTCGGTCGCATATAAATGGGGGATACTTTATGAAGCTTTTATTGTGGTTGATATTACCGGTGGTATGGGTGTTGCAACATCAAGAAAACTACAAGAGTTAAATTATAAAAATCTTTATATAGATGGAATTAATACCAAAAATATTTGGGAGTACAACTCTAAAGCGTTGGAAAAAATTCCAGGTATTAACTTTAACAATAAAAGGACACAAATTGTTGCTGCTTTTGAAGAACAATTAAGAAAAGGGTTTCAAGTTAGGTCTGCGAGATTAATGAATGAATTAAACACATTTGTTTATATAAATGGTAGACCTGACCACATGAAAGGGGCTCACGATGATGCGATTATGAGTATGTCAATGGCATTATATGTTGGTGATATTTCATTTGCACAACTAACTAAAAACGAGAATGCTAATAAAGCGATGTTAGAATCTTGGACATTGTCCGAAAGAACATATGAACCAAATAAATCATTTTATTCATACGGAACAGCGTTTGACCAAATAGGTTCAATGTCAGTGGATAATGACCCCAATATTCCAAGACATAATAACAACGCAACAAAAGAACAATACTCTCGGTACTCTTGGTTGTTTAATAAAAAAAGATAATCCTTTATTATAATAATAAAATTAATTATATTCTCTTAAACTATTTATATACATGGCGGAAAGTAATTTAACGGTATTTCAGAGATTAACAAAAATGTTTGGGTTCCCTGGTAGGGTAACTCCTGAGGAGGCTCCGTCTTTCAATTTTGATAAAGAACAAATACTAAAAACAAATAGTAGGGAGGAGTATGAAAAATCGATGCTACAAGCTCAGCAGAGTCAATACATTGCAGACAAGTGGACAAAACTTGACCAATCTCTTTATAATCAATCGGTATATTACGAACCAAATAGGTTGTCAGCATATTACGATTATGAATCGATGGAATTTACTCCTGAAATTTCTGCCGCTTTAGATATATACGCCGAAGAATCAACAACATTATCTGAAAAAGGTGAAATATTAACTATTTTTTCAGAATCATCAAGAGTCAAAATTATTCTTGATGATTTGTTTATGAATAGGTTAGATTTGAACACTAACTTACAAATGTGGACAAGGGGTACTTGTAAGTACGGCGATAACTTTGTTTACCTTAAAATAGACCCTGAAAGAGGTATTATTGGGTGTCAACAATTACCTAATATTGAAATTGAAAGACATGAAGGTAAAGAAAGCAAAACACCAAATCAACAAAACTCAATGCAACTTCCAACAAGAGAGTTAAGATTTCAATGGAAAAATAAAGATTTAGAATTTCAAGCTTGGGAAATAGCCCATTTTAGATTATTGGGTGATGATAGAAAACTTCCTTATGGTACCTCTATGTTGGATAAAATTAGAAGAATTTGGAAACAATTACTTTTAGCAGAGGATGCTATGTTGATTTATAGAACAACAAGAGCACCTGAAAGAAGGGTTTTTAAAATATTTGTTGGTAACATGGATGACAAAGACATCGAGGCTTATGTACAACGTGTGGCTAATAAATTTAAAAGAGACCAAGTGGTTGATTCAAGAAACGGTCAAGTTGATATGAGATATAATCAAATGGCGGTTGACCAAGATTATTTCATCCCTGTTCGTGACCCAGCTCAAACAAATCCTATTGAAACATTAGCAGGGGCACAAAACTTAGGTGAAATTGCCGACATTGAATATATCCAAAAGAAAATGTTGGCGGCACTTCGTATTCCAAAAGCTTTCTTAGGTTTTGAAGAAGTTGTTGGTGACGGTAAAACTCTCGCGTTGATGGATATTCGTTTTGCAAGAACAATCAACAGAATTCAAAAATCGGTAATTCAAGAATTAAATAAAATAGCATTAATTCATCTTTACTTATTGGGTTTGGAAGATGAATTAGATAATTTCACATTATCATTAACAAACCCGTCAGCACAATCTGATTTGTTGAGAATTGAACAATGGAAAGAAAAAATTGTATTGTATAAAGATGCAACATCTGACCAATCTCAAATTGGAATCCTACCTGTTTCACATACTTGGGCTAAGAAAAATATTCTTGGTATGAGTGACAGTGAAGTGATTCTTGATTTACAACAACAAAGAATTGAAAGAGCAATTGGTTTCGAATTAACTAACACACAAAACGTTATCAAACGAAGTGGTGTATTTGATGATGTTGATTCAAAATATGGGGTTCCCGAAGAGGAAAGACAAGAAGGTGGAGATGCGGCTGGCGGCGATGCTGGCGGTATGAATATGGGTACGGGCGGAGGTACCCCACCACCACCGCCACCAGCGGGGGGTGGAGACGCTCCTTTGAGTGAGAACGAAACAAAAAAACACAATATATTGAGTATGTTGAACGAAAATGACAAATTAGAAGATTTGTTTGATATGAATAAAGCTCAAGATAATATTTATGAAATAGAAAATAAACTTAAAAACTTCTTAAACGAATAACAAAAATGACAAACTTTGGTAAATTAAAAATAAAACTATTAACAAAACTTACCGAATCTTACGCCTCTAATAATAAAGGTGAAATTAAAGATTTAGTAAATAAACTAAAATCAAATAAATCTTTATCTGAAATGTATATGTTTTATGAAAATATTGAAAACTTGAACATTTCATCAAAAGATAAAGCCAAATTATATGTGGAATCTATTGAACCTATTTTAGTAGAAAAAACTAAATCTTTGAAAAAAGAAATAAAAGAGTTTGATAAATCAATCAAAGGCGTTGTAGCGGAATCAAATTTACTTTATAACGATTTGGATATTCTTTCGGAGGAAACCAATATGCACAATATCGCATCTAAGATTGACGCTAGAGAAAACTTAATATTTCATTTGATTCAAGAAAAGAAAAAAGAAATTTTTGAAAAACCTTCAGTTCAAATAGAAAATCATTCTTTATTGAATGCGGTGTTGGTAAATAATTTTAATATTAAGTATAGTGATTTTTTGAATGAGGAACAAAAAGAAACTTTCAATAAGATTGTATCAATGACTGATGAGGAATTGATTAATGAAATGAACTCTGTAAAAAAAGAACTTAATAACAAATTAGATTCACTATTAAAAGAATCTACTGAAGATTCTGTAGTTAGTAAACTTACTAATGTAAAATTAGAAGTTGAAAAATCGGAAATTTCAAAATTCAATTACTATAAACTAATTGAATTAAAAAATGGTTTAATTTGATTTTTCTTTATCGGTAAACAATTGCTGCTTATAAATCGCCTTTAATTTTTTATCTCTTTTTTCAACCGATGGTTTAACATATTCTTGTTTTTTTCTAAGTTTTTCGATTTGTTTAGTTTTTTGAACCTTGTATTTGTATTTTTTTAATGCTGATTCAAGGTTTTTTTCTTTGTTGACGTTTACGATTATCATAATCTTTTTTTGAAATATAAATAAAAAGTTTTGATTTATTAAGTTTATTTTGTATATTTTAAATACACCATAAAGTACATAAGTATGATATTATTAAATGAAAAAAGGAAAGTTTATTTCAATTGGTGTTCACAATAATGTAAAAATTGGATACGGAACGGTTGATTGTAAAAACTTAAAAACAATCTACGTACAATTAAATTCATGGACTCAACCAACAATAAACGACCACGATTTTGAAAAATTAATTTCAAAAACAAGAAGACAAATAAAAGAAAAAGTTTATTGTTTAAATTCTGATTTATTTAAAAGAGAATCAATTGTTGATTTGGATATTAAAACTAGTGCCATAAAAACAAATAAAAGGTCTTTCATGGACCTTGAAATTACATTGTATGTCGATAAATTTTTTGATGTGCGTTCTAAAGAAGTTGAAAATATTATTACCAACTTATCAGAAACTATAATAGACACCGTTTTGACGAACGAAACTTTATTTAATTTCTTTGAAAAAAAAATTAATTAAGTATCTGAGGTATTTATTATAAAAAGTTGGATGAAAATACTCGGCCCAAATGAAACCGGTAAAGGTATACTAATAGAATACGACGCTGGTTATATATCACCAAAAGAAAATCAGAAAATTATTTCTGAAATGAAAGATGTGGACTATTCTGATGATGTGGTCCTTTACGCTGTTTTACAAAAATATGATACACCAAATAAAAATGGTAGAATCTACCCTGAAGACATTCTTAAGAGAGAAAATGAAAAATATCAATCTATTATAAATAAAGGTGGTGCATTAAACGAACTAAATCACCCAACATCTTCACTAATAGATTTAGACAGAGTTTCACATTCGATTTTAGAAACATGGTGGGATGGTAAAATCCTTATGGGTAAAATAAAATTATTTACTTCTCCCGCTTGGAAAAAAATGGGAATAGTTAGTACTAAAGGTGACCAAGCTGCCATGTTATTAATGAATGGTGCAACACTTGGTATATCATCAAGAGGTGTTGGTTCTTTAAAAAATATTAAAGGTCAAAACATTGTTCAAGAAGATTTTGAATTAGTGTGTTTTGATTTAGTGTCATCCCCAAGTACACCAGGTGCATATGTATTCTCAGACTTAAAAGACAGGGACCAATATCAAGAATCAATTCAAGAAAATCCATCAGACTCAAATAGAATGAAAAATTTGATGTCAAAGTTGGATAGTTATTTAGGTAAATAATAATTTATTATAGGTTATCAAACTATAATCGGTATTTTTTTACATTATCAGCATATTTATAGGTAAATATATTTAATAATATGAGCGAAAAATCCATTCTAGAACAAGCATTGCTTCAAGTACAGACCCTTGAGGAGGCGGTAAGGGCAAACGCAAAAGGTATACTTGCTTCAACTATGAAACAAGAAATCGGCGATTTGTTGAAAGAATCCATGGAAGATGAGGAAAAAGTTGTTAAAGAACAACCTAATCCTGAAGAAGACCCCGCAGACGATGTATCAGCAGGTGCTGACGATAACACTGGGGACGATAAATCAGACGAAGATGATGACAACTCATCTGATGAACTATCTAAAGACATCGACTCAAAAGATTCATCTGATGACGACTTTGGCGACATGGATAACATGAACGACTTTGGAGACATGGATGATGACGATGTGGTTGATATGACTGGTGCTGACGAAGACGAAATTTTAAAAGTTTTTAAAGCAATGAGTCCTGAAGATGGAGTAATCGTTAAGAAAGATGATGACCACATCGAATTGTCTGATGGTGATGACGAGTATATCATTAAGTTAGGTGCAGACATGGAAATGGATGATGAAGACATGGAAATGGATGATGAAGACATGGAAATGGATGATGAAGACATGGAAATGGATGATGAAGACATGGAAATGGATGATGAAGACATGGGCATGGGTTATGAGTCGGAATATTCAAATGAATTGAAAGAAATGATGGATGATTCTGAACAAACAGTTTACGAAATCGAACTTGATGATGTTGATGAAGACATGATGGACCCTATGATGATGCCCGAGGACGACGAGTTGTGCGAATATGAAATAGACCCCAAGATGTACGAGGACGAAAAGATGTGCGAAGATGACGAAGACCAAGACCCCAAGATGGGTGACGTTGATGAAGCATCAAGAACTACATCAAATCTTCACGGAGATAAAGGTGGTATGAATAGAGCCGGTATTAAAGGCAAAACAAAATATAAAGCTGGTTCGGGTTCAATCAACGAAGAAGTTAGTAAACTCAAAAAACAAAACGATGAATATAAAAAGGCTTTAGTCTTATTCAAAGAAAAGTTAAATGAAGTTGCTGTATTCAACGCTAACTTGGCTTACGCTACCCGTTTGTTTACTGAACACTCGACCACCAAACAAGAGAAGTTAAACATCTTAAAAAGATTCGATTCAATCTCAACCTTGAAAGAGTCTAAGAACTTATATAGTTCTATAAAAACTGAATTAGATACAAAAAAACCTGTAACTGAATCAGTGGTTGATAAAATAACAACGTCACAAACATCTTCTTCTTCAAAAGTATTGTCGGAATCAAAAGCATATGAGAATCCACAATTCAGAAGAATGAAAGATTTAATGGCAAAAATAAAATAAACTTAAAAATTAAAAATTAATACTAAAATGGGAGCATTATTAGAATCTGGTATGGTTGGTAACATTGGATTAAAACACCTCCGTGTTATCAAAGAAGATACCATTAAAAAATGGGATGACTTAGGATTCCTTGAGGGTCTTAACGGTCACCAAAAAGACAACATCGCACAATTGTATGAAAACCAAGCTTCATACCTAATCAACGAAGCGGCTGTAGCCGATGCTTCAGGTTCATTTGAAACTGTAGTATTCCCTATTATCCGTCGTGTTTTCTCTAAATTGTTAGCGAACGACATCGTATCCGTACAAGCAATGAACTTACCTATCGGTAAATTGTTCTACTTTGTACCTAAAATTCAAGATAGAACATCGGCAAACGCACACCGTCAACCATTCGGTTTCCCAAACACAACCGATACCGACCCAGCCGTTGGTTACACTGGTAACAACTTGTATGACCGTTTCTACGAAGCGAGTGATTCAGTTGATTCTGGTTTGTTTGACTACTCAAAAGGTACTTTTGCAACAATTACTGGCTCAACAATTGAATTTGTTACATTTAGTAACGGCGTAGCTTCAACTCAAGCGGCTATTGCTACAGGTAACACAGTATCAAGTGTAATTGCTAAAATTTCAGGTTTTACAACTTACGAAGGTGCTAGTAAACTTTCCGGCCCTAATGGTCATGTCATGGATACTGAAGAGTTCTTAGCATCATTAACTGTTTACACTTTATCAGGTCTTGATAGTTCGTTATATACTCACTTAGGTGCTACTGCAGCCGCTAATATTCCTTTCAGCGTAGTAACTCAAAAATACGGTAAAGGCATTGTAGAGTACGGTTCTAAAGACAGTGGTAGAACAGGTAAATTCACAAACGTTTGTGACGCTGATGGAGTTATTTACTTATCTATCGACTTACAAAAGTACAACGGTGTAACAACAGGTTTTACAGATTACACAGTTGCTGGTTCATCATTAGCGGCGAGTGACATTAAGGTAAGTTGGAGAGAATATAGTTCATTAGAATTCGAAGAAGAAATCGGTGAAGTATCTTTCGACCTTGAGTCAGTAACAGTTTCTGTAACTGAAAGAAAATTGAGAGCTAGCTGGTCTCCTGAATTAGCACAAGACGTAAGTGCATTCCACAACATCGATGCTGAAGCTGAATTGACAGCTTTATTGTCTGAGCAAATCGCAGCAGAAATCGACCGTGAAATCCTTCGTGACATTCGTAAAGGTGCCGCTTGGACATCTAAGTGGGACTACAACGAATGGAGATACGGTAACGATGGTTCATCATTCGCTGGTTACACTCAAAAAGACTGGAACCAAACATTGGTTACCAAAATTAACCAAATCTCAGCTCAAATCCATAAAACTACCTTAAGAGGTGGGGCTAACTGGATTGTTGTATCTTCTGAGGTATCTGCAGTATTTGACGACTTGGAATACTTCCACGTTTCAAACGCGGCTCCTGAGCAAGACCAATATAACATGGGTATCGAGAAAATCGGTTCTTTAGCAGGTCGTTATCAAGTGTACCGTGACCCATACTTACCAGCTGGTAAGGTTGTTATCGGTCACAAAGGTAAATCATTGTTGGACGCTGGTTATATTTACGCACCATACGTTCCATTACAATTAACACCTACAATGTACAATCCATTCAACTTTACACCAATCAAAGGTATTATGACCAGATACGCTAAGAAAATGGTTAACAACCGTTATTTTGGTGTGGTAAACGTAAGTGGTTTGTCTACATTTAGTCTTGACACCTTGAGATAATCATAACTATCTCATAATAGAAAGGGGGACATTAGTCCCCCTTTTTTATTGTACAATTTTTCAGTATATTTGTAATATGGGTAAAATATCAAAAAAAAATATACAAAAAGCAATTATGTCCGACGAACCCTTTGATTATGAGAAATTAAGATTAGACGTATTAAAAGGTTTGATAGAAAGTAGGAATATTGAGTGTAAACAGACTAAAGATGAAATGGTGAAATATCTTAAGATGGAAGACCAAGGAAAATATATTCGACCAATTACTTATCAAAAACAATATGATGGTAGATTCATAGTCGGTATTGATATTAGTGATTCGGACAATTGTAGAGAGATGAGTAAATTAATGGAAAAAGGTCTTGCCGAAAATCTTAGATTATATTACAATAATAGAGTACATTTTATTTCAAACCAAAAATTAATATGAATTGGACGGAATATTTTTTAGGATTAGCGGAACAAGTAAAACTTAAATCAAAAGACCAATTCACACAGATAGGTGCGGTAATCGTTGGGGGTGACAATGAGGTACTTTCTACGGGTTATAATTCTTTCCCAAGGGGAATGGACGATTCTAAATTAGAACGTCAGGAAAGACCTGAAAAATACTTCTGGTTTGAACATGCGGAACGTAATGCAATTTATAACGCCGCTCGTGTAGGAACACCATTAAAAGGTTCCACAATATATCTTACGTCGGGATTACCATGTATGGACTGTGCTAGAGGTATAGTAAATAGTGGAATTAAAACTGTTTACTGTAAAGAGGTATGTACCACAAAAAATAAGGAGAAGTGGGATGAATCTCAAAAGAAATCCCTCCAACTCCTCCTTGAATGTGGGGTTGTTGTTAATTATTATTAATTACCAAGTTCTACAAGCCCAATATCTTGGTTTCCAACGTGGACCTGGATTATCACAATTGTGTCTAGCTCTAAATGATTTTCTTCTTTCGGGATTATTCTTTTTAATTTTCATTACTTTACCCTTTGCAGATTTACCACCAAACCCAAAATTTACTTTTACTACTTTTCCTTTATCATTCTTAACATAAACTTTAAATTTCTTAATATCACCCTGCATAATTTTTCCAAGTTGTACCTTTCTTCCCTGATATTCGGCTTCATTTAAAAGGTCTGTAATTTCATAATTAGTTTCTTCAATTGGGCCGTATTCATTTTGATAAATGAATGTAATATCCTCATCCGATAAATCTAAGTGACCAGTCAAATATAGTTCTTTACATTCTTCTAATAATTTAAAAAAATTATCAGTACCTAATTTGTATACATTTTCTAATAATGATTTTTTATAAATAATATGATATTGGAGAGCGTTAGAAATTTCCATATTTTCAGTAACCAATTTTGGATGTTTAATTGTATTTTGAATTGTAGTTGTATCTAATTTAATTATATTTTCCATATTTTCATTAAATTTTGTCATTGTAGGTTTGTTACCCTTGCCTATCTTCGGTTCTTTCTTTTCTGCTCTTCTTTTTTGAGAAGTCATAGATTTTTTTTCTTTTTTACTATAACTACCAGCGGTTTTTGGAGTGTCTTTTGATACTTTTTTTGATGGTCTACATTTTGGATAACCCTTTCTACCTTCTTCACCATCAGCCGATTTTCTACCACAGGGGGGGTGTTTACCGTCAATCTTACGAGAAACGTCAACCCATTTTTCTTTAAACCATCTTGCCAAGTCTTCTTTTAAAACCTCTCCAGATTCAATAGATTCATTTACATAAGATAAATCTTCTTCACTAATATAAATCTTCATTGTGTACTTATCTGTATTATCATGACCACATTTATGACACGTATACGGGTCATCTCCACCATCATATAAAGACCAATTCCAACCGCATTGACAGACAATTTTTTTATCCATTATTTTTTACCCGAGCAATATGACCCCGAGCACTTTCTTACCCCATCTAAACCTTTTATTTTACCTTTACAAACTTGAATCGCATATCCATTAGCGTACGCGCTTGGATAGACTTTAAATTTTGATTTTGCTGCTGATTTTCCTCGTGCACAAAGTTTATTTGATTTGGCCTCGTTTAATGATTCTTTCGTTATATTCATCATAAAATCAAAAACTTGGTCAACATTTTCTTTAGCGACAGCAACATGGTCATCAGCCCAATCATGACCATTTTGTAAAATGTCTTCAACGATAGATGGGTCTAATTGTAACAACATTTGACATTGTCTGTGAAGTTGTTTAAGATTACTGAAAAACATGTAGTTTTCAGTTATATTTTCATTCTTGTAATTGTCAAGTTGATTTTTAATAATTCCTTCTAAGTTATCCATAATAATAAATATTTTAAATTTCTGATAATATTTCAAACTTGACATAGTCGTTGTAAAATATTTCCTCAGTATATGTTTTAGCTTTAAATTCCATAAAATACTCCCTTGGAATCATAAACGATGTATCTAAATAAAAAGAATTCTCATTTGTAACATCTACATTAGTCCAATCGTAAACAATTACATTTGTTTTTCCTTCTTTTATGAAAATTCTATAATAAACATCGTCAAATAATATTGTTCTTGATTGTTCAATTGATTTCAAATAAAGTACAATCTTTTTTAATTCACCCCTAATTATTTTTTCATTCTGTTTTATTCCTGAAAATTGAATTTTATAGTTTTGAGTCTCGGTTGGGTTTGAACCAACACTATACCCCGATGTATACGGTTTTGGTACAAACTTTTGAGTGGCGTTACCTATAGACACACCATCAAGTGTTAGATTTTTCCATCTATCATAGAAAAATCTTTTACCATCACATAGTTGTCCTGTTAAACCGAATCTCACTTTGTAGACACCTTTTCTAATTTTTGTTGTTGTAAGACCTGTTAATCCAGAAATAGCAACACTACTTGAATTAAGTATATCAACAGTGGGGTTACTTTCTAAATCATAGAAATTAGAACCTTTCGTTACATATAGATAAAGATTATTATATCTCTTTTCAATAAAATTATGTCTGTTATCATATATTCTATCGTACAAAGTCGTCTCAACAAATGGCTCAAAGAATGTTTGAGTGTATTTTGAGAAAAACGATACCGATTGTTGTGTTTCACCCGTAGTTATGGATTCAAATGCTGATGTGAAAGCCAACCCTAATCCATGGTCAGTGTTACCTGATAGTAATATACCATTTACATAATTTGTAATGTTAACATTGATATTTTCATTACCATTGTCAAAGTGTATTGTACTTATTACGGTCGCACCTGTATACACACCTGGATGAGTCCATCCCGATGTTGTAGTTCTATCGTACCAATTAGAAGCTCGTGTGTCATATATTTTGTTACCTGAACTGTCATCATAAGTGGTAAATTCATAATCATATCCAACACCTTCATCCCATGATTGTGGTATTGAAAATAATATTAAATCGAATGATGTTGCTCGGTCTTTACCATTGGACTTACTGTCTCCAACTAATTTAGCGTCACCAATGACCGTATTAGTCATTTTCAAGTAGTGAGTTGTTCCTGTGGTTATAACTAAATCACCACTGTCAATTTTTGATTGTAAATCTGTAAAATCAACTTTAAATATGAATCTCGAATATCCGTCCCCATAATAAATCTCAGTTGTTGGATTTTTTGCGGTGTTAACTCTACTGTCTTCGATGATAGTATTGTTTTTAGAAAAATATGAGCGATAGTACGACATTCCCTTTATAGTATAAATATCGTTTTAGTTGATTTTAATAGATTTATTTATCAACTCGTCCCTTAATTTTTTATACAGTATTTCCAATTTTGCGTGAGGGGAGTATCCATTCTTAACATACTCTTTATTGATATTGTGTACGTGACTAGTTAAAACGGTGTAAAGAGCATCAATAAAATCTAATAATATTTCACCTCTCACTAAAGAATATGTATTTGGTTCTATCTTTTCAATATAGTCAGATTGGTCATATTCATAAGTGTTTAAAACAGGAAAATCAATTTTTTTATCCGTAAAATTTGTGTCCGTAGAAAGTAAGTAAATTTTATCGGCGGTCACGTTTCCAAAAGTTTGTTCAAAAGACGTAGAATCCGTTTTTAAAACTTTTATGACTTTTTCAACTGTCTTCGTGTTTGGTGTAACCTTATCTCTATTATAAACTAAACTTGATTTTGAAGTAGACCCGGGTATTTTTATGTTATTAAACAGAGTTAATCTGTTATTTTTTTCAGTACTTGTTGTTGACCTGTTTTCAAACTCATTTGTCGGTCTAAAGAAAAAAGGATATATGTTTGAATCTGATTGAGTTACTATTAAATCTGTGAGTATTTTAAAAGGAACAATATCCTCGAATCCATTACTTTGTATTGTTTTTAGTTTATTTCTAATTTCTTGATATATTAATTTAATTTTTTCGTTTAGTGACGCTACGTTATATAAAAAAATTGAATTTAAATCAATCCTAAACGTATAAGTGTTACCGGATTCAGATAGAAAAACAGATTCTCCCGCTAATATTTGCGTCGACTCCGTAAAATTACTTGAATTATATTTTTCAGTTACATTAGGTTTTATTTGATATAAATAAAAATTTACATAAGTTGGGTTTGTCAGGTTGTCAACATCATACTCAATTATGAACTTTAAATTTGAATTCTCTGTTACATTTTCCGTTTTTATTTCTTCTGATATAAATTGTTTAGGTCCGAATTTTTTTAAATGTAATTTAGCAACCTTATCAGAAACTATTGGGAATCCTTTTGTTAGAAGTTCTCTGTTTTGATTACTAGCAACCTCCTTTTGAATTAACTTACCACCTCTTAAAACTAATCCGTCTTGTGTAAATAAAGCATCAGAACCATACTTTCCACCTACAGAATAGTCTCTATATTTCGATAAGGCGTTTTTACAATTCTCGGGAAGAGTTCCTTCTTCATTTTTTATAATATCTACCTTATCCTCAACAGAAACACCATAAGATGTTTGAGATATTTGTGTATTAAATTCTTGTGAGTTAAAATCATATCTTGTTGAAAACGGACCTGCAATGTATTCTTGGTTTACTGTTGTTTTTTCGGTATCGTATCTAATGATTTTAACCGCTTGTTTATTTTCAGGTATAAAATTTATATTATTGGGTAAAAATGGAGATGCTACAAATGGGTCATCTTTACTCCAATTTTGAATACCTTCTTTTATATTCGATTTACCCCCAATGTAATCATCATAATCAACAACACGAATACGTCCTAAACCTTTAGGGTCATTGTTGTCTAAACATACACCTATATCAACTATTTTCATTGTATTTTTCTATTTTCAATTTCAGTAATTATTGTCCCATGTAGATTTTCAATGAACTCTAATTTTTTTGTTAATTCAACAATGTACAGTTTTAATTCTTCGTGTTGTTTAAATAAAAATTCTTCAGCATCAAATAAATCCTTATTTGATTTATCTTTTGCATTTTCTACAATATTTTGTAATTTTTCAATATTCATATTATTGTTTTTTACCTACGCCCGTAATAAATCCAGGTGGTATTACCGCGCCACCAGCGAGTGGTGGACCGGGTAGTGTTCCACCTTTCAATACAATTTTTACAAATGAATTTGCATCCTCTTCTTCGGTATACCCATCAACAACGGATTTTACCAAACTACCTATGTCATTTGATTCACCAAATAAAGGTCCGGTAGGTACACCTGACGCTTCTAATTTATTCATGATATTCATAAATGCCCTATCTTGACTGAAACCCGGTAATGAATCTGAAAATAGTAAAAGAATTGAAGGTATTGTTATAGGTGCTTTTTGTGATAATGCGGCCTCAATTGTTGATAGTATTGTTTGGAATAAATCATAACAATTATTTATCTCTGTCTCTAAAGCTTTCCTCAATAAAGCAATTAACGATGTAATAATTAATAGATACCTTTTGTACTTATTTTTAATAATTCTCTGTACAATACTTTGGATAAACGCCAATAAATCTACTTTTATTAATCTATAAAATTCTCTTATGAATAACCAAAATAAATCTTTAATTATCGCACCGATAGCCTTGTAAAATTTCTTGGCTAATTCTTTACTGTTTAAATACACATTGGTTAAACCTGTTTTAAATATTTTATATAATACTATAATTGGTAAGAATATTTTAGCCGACAAAATCGACATAACCAAAGCTTTTGGTAAATTGATGATGAAATTATTTAATAGGTTATTTAAAAATGCGCTAATATCAAAAGAGGAGTCTGATTGTGATAAAGCATCTTTAGCTAAATTTTCTAAAGTGTTGTCTACCGCACTCTCTACGCTCTGATTATTTGTTAAGTAGATAAAATCCTCCACATGCATGTCGTCTACTGGTATTTCAAAATTATAACAGTCTTTAAACTTTAATACTCTTTTAAATCTATTTTGTTCATCGTCTAAGTCAATACCTTCCACATCATCGAAATCAAAATAGAATTCAATGTCTTGGTCGTTTTCACTAAACATATCAACAGGTGTCTGATTTTTTAATTCATCTTTTTGAGTATTGGAACCACATACTTTGAATAATTTATCAATTAATCTTAGAGATTTATTTAATGATACTGTAAATTTACTTGAGTCACTACAACTTGAACCGCCTTGTATGGTTAACATCATAGCGGTCTTCATGATATCTTCAATATCAGGAAATTCCAAAGACTCATAATAGTCTTTGATGAAGTCTTGCACTTTGGTTGTACCTGTTGTACCTTGAGTTAATCCTGTAATTAAAAATTGTTGTGTTGAAGCACTCCATTGGGTACTAAATAGGTTTTTACCATTGTTTGATGAGTAAGTGTATAAACCTCCTGAAGACATTAAATCATAAAATTTTCTATTCGCCTTTTGTTTGTTTTTATCAGGTGACTTTTTCTCGTAAATTAATTGACCACAATCTGAATCGGGGTCAATTGTAAAAATATCTAAGAAGTCAAATTCGTCAGGTTTTAGGACTATTGAATCTATATTAAAAACGGACTGACTACCACAAATTCCGTCACCCATAAAAAGAGCTTCTGAAAAATGTTTAATTGCAATTTGTTTTGCAGATTTTAGAGTTGTTTTTGAGGAAGAAACCGCATAACGTTTTATTTTTCCTTTTACGAGATTCTTGTCAACATTGACAGGTACACTGTCACTTTTTGTTGGTGTAGTATCGGTTTTTGTTTTTTTGTTACTGGTAATGAATTGTTCTGTAATTTCTAACAATTCTTTAAAGATGTCTTTATTATTTTCTACCTTAGATTTTAATTTATTTTTTAAATCGGCACTTTTTTTAGAAAATAACTCGTTTGGGTCCGGTATGTTTTTTTGATAAGAGTCGGCAATAGAACCCAATGAACCCTTTGGGTCGTCATTAATTTTTTTTATTGCTTCAATCGAAGCTTGAAGTTTTTTTTTGGGTTCTTTTGAATTAGCCATTAGTCTGTATATGTTCCTGACGACTCTCCTTCAGTATCATTCATCAGTTTTTCCAATATGACTCTATCTTCATCAGTAAGTTGTAATTTACCACCACTTGAATTTGGGCCACTTCCTTGGGTTTGTTTTAATAAGGCTCCTTGAAGTTTAACTAATGAAATCTTTTTTTCGGTACAATCGTTTAATATTTTTTGTTGTTCTTTAATGACGGGACCAATGACGCTCATATCCTCAGCGTCTTTCATGAATGTTAACATTTTTTTAGTTATCATTGACGCAGTATTTTTTTGTTCAACAATATCGTTGTAGATTTCTTGCATCAACGCTAACGCTGAATCTGTGTCTAATGATATTATATTTTTCTTTTCCCTCATAATATATAAATAGAGAAATAGTTAATTTACGAATCTTACCATGATTCCTTCGTAAACTTTTTTATATCTCTTTAGAGAGATTCTGATTTCTTTTGTTGATAATGATGTCATTTCTCTTAATGATAATAGAATTAAATTTTTATTGAATTTATTTCCTTCACCTATTTGGAATATTTTTTCAAAGTTGCTAAAAATCTCAATTAAAGCATACCCTATTTTCTGTTCATTATCATTCAATTCTTCTGTCTCTATAAAGGTTTCTAATTCAATTATAAATTTTATTATAACATCTTTGTAATCAATATGATATTCATCAATGTAATAAGAATGCTCTGCACTTTCCTCTAAATCGGATGAGATATCATCGTAAGAAACGCTTCGATTCATTTCTTTAGCGTCCCTTTGAATTGCACCCATTAAGTAGTTTTTACAAATAGTACCAAAATAAGAATAAGCTTTATGGTTTTTTGTATGGTCAAATTTATTAATCTTCGTCATTAAAAAAGACATTGTATCTGCGTGTATGTCCACAAATTCAAAATCTTTTCTATATAATTTATAACGTCGAATTATGCTTTCGACCATTATTGTGAGAGGTTCTCTTAAATATTCGTTGAATATCTTATTCTTTTCTGTTTCGGATTCGGATTCTAAGTATCTTACAACCGCTTTTTCTTGTTCCTCCCCAAAATATATTTTTTGGGTTCGTTTACGCGGCATATATTAATTTTCTACATAATTTATATCTCTTACGTTTTTGAAGAAAAACTCTTTTTTTGCTGTGTTTAACCAAAATTTAACCTCTTCTTGTGAAAGTCTCATTTTTTCTGAATTTTTATAATTCCAAAATAAAGAATCCTCTCTAAAGTTTACGTGTTGGTATCCTAATCTCGGAATCGTCATGACATTCACATTGTTATGTGTTAACCTTAATAAAAATTCATAACCAAATGTTAGTTTGATGTTTGATTTTAATTTACCATACTCTGTTATAACAGATGTTTTGTATAGGCCACCATTAATTTGAAAGTTTTGGTATTCTAATAAAGCTTCATTATCTAAGAATCCCTGTTTATCTGTAAATCCATAGGCCCAAGTTGATTCATTGGTGTAACTTAAAAACTTTCCTTCAACATTGATATCTTTTACTAAACTTAAAAAAGCCCCAACTTCAGGGTTTTCTTTTCTGTATGAGTTTACTAATGTTAACCAATTTTTGTGATATTCATCATCAACTTCCAAAATAGAAAACCACTCTGTGTCACAATTTGTGATACCTAGATTAATCTGTGAACAAAAATCTTGTTCACCACTGTTTTCCATTATTTTATACTCCAAATTAGATTGTTCAATGTTTATTTTTGAAACAACACTTGGTGGCCCAACAATTATCAACTTTACATCGTTATAAAATTGTTCGGCTGAACTGAACGCGTTTCTAAACATCGTTTCATATTCCTCATCCCATTTATGAATGGGTAAAATTATTGATATGTCTTTCATGATACCTCTTCTTTAGTTGATTTATTAAATTCTTCTTTTATTTTATTTATTGCTTGTTCTATTACATCAATTCTTTTATTTATAAATGAATCAAAAATATTTAATATGTTACTTTTTGTAATATCTGATTCATATGGCAACAACGTGTCTTTCATTTTATTTTTGATATCATCATTAATTTCAACACCCTCCAACCAAGCGTTAATATATGTTCCGAGGATTTCAACAATTTTTGAATCGTCATATGTCCACATACCATTTTCACTTAACCAATCTGGTTCATTCTTTGGTATCTTACCGATTACGGGTACTCCCGATTTCATCGATTCTAATGGGAAGGTCCCAAATGTGGAATCTTCATCTACCCATACTGAAACAATACACTCTCTCAGGTTATCAGCAAATTCTTGATAAGACATATTAACCATGTCTCTAAACGTCAACCACCTCAAGTGTGGGTATCTAATATAAAATTCAGATATAATTCTCTTGTTTGTTGACCTGTCTTTGCACATTATAGAAATAATTGGTTTTGTATTTTTATCATTAACCTTAAATTCATCACCTATAATTGGAGGAATAATATGCACCAGAGACTCGGGAAAAATCTCACTAATATATTTTTTAGAAAATTTAGTAGTTGTGATTACCCTATCAAATCCGTAATCGGACCATCTACTACCAATTGGTAATGTTTCAAAAATGTATTCTTTTTGTTGAACTAACATGACTTTTACACATCTAATATTGGTCATAGATTCCAACACGTTCGAATAGTACTCAGGAACAATAATAACATCTTCAATTTTGATTTCAACTCGGTCGTCTTTAATTGTTACAATTTCTAATTCGGAGTAATTGTCACCCAACCAAGAATTCACTCCTGAATATGTTTTATCTTCAACAAGTAATTTTGAATTATACCCACTTTGTTTTAAAGTTAAAGCGATGTCGTAAATATGCTTTACTGACGCTCTTGGATTCTTTTTTGTATCGTACACCAAAAAATATATGGTGTTGGTTTTGGTTTTTAGTTTTTCTAAAGCAACCGATAATTTTTCTATATTTTCTTTGTTATTCATCTTCTGATATTAGTATGTCATATTTTATTAGAGTATTAAAAGCAATTTTAAAAGATGTTGATAAACTACTTTGGCCAAATTCACCCAATTCTTCATCTACTTCATCAAACTCATTTAGTATTCTCTCAATACAACTTTTAATAATCTCATATTTAAATAGGTTTATTTCTAATGTTGTGATTCCGTCCTCATTTTGAATTTGATTACCCGTTTGACATTTGTCACTGATTCTATCAACATCGATATAATAGTTTTTACCGAAAATTTCAACCATGTTTTATTTATTTCTGATAATTTATTTATTTGTAGTTTATTTGTAAAGTTATTATTATAAAAGGTATTAAATTTTATAACTTTTTTGTGTATTGGACATTGTGAAACAACATTTATATCATCCGTTATCCATAAATCACATTTTTTCCATAATTTTTTTATTTCTCCAGTCGTTGAAAAAATGATATTATCACATATAATACCATTTTTTGAAAGAAAAAAGAGTGTGGCGGGTTTTGCTTTACCCTTTTCGCTTAAACCAACTAAGGTTATTTTGTGGTTTTTATTTTCAAAAATTAATTTGTTTAATTCAGTGGCTGCTTGATTATAACTCAAACCGGCGTGTCCATATATTTCAATTGGGAAATCAAAATATAAAAATTTATTAAATTCATCGATTGATTGAAAATTGTAGGTACTTAACAAATTTTCAATAGATATTGGCACACCATTTACACCATAATCAAACTTTTCTTCCTCACATGTTTCGGTGTTTAAAAAATAATCTCTATAATGGTAATCAAATTTCTGTATTGTATTTCTTAAAACACCATCAATACCAACAAATATTTCCATATAGGAAATATAATTTATAAAATTTTATAAGTAAAGTTTAATCGTACATTTTTAAGATTTGAGTAATAATTGGATTTCTAACAATATCCTCATTACTAAATTCAAATACACCGATGTTTTTTAAATCACCAAGTCTTACTTTTGCGTCGTATAATCCGGTTTTTGTTTTGTCTTTAAATTTGTCTGATTGTTCTAAATCTCCCGAAATAAAAAATTTTGAATTAAACCCAATACGGGTCAATAAAAGTTTCATTTGGGACGGGGTTGTGTTTTGAGCCTCTTCGAAGACTAAAATTGTATTGTCAACATTCCATCCTCTCATATAAGCCAATGCGGCAATTTCAATAAACCCTTCATCTTTTAATTTTTCTCTTGCCTCTTTACCTATTATTTTATTTAGTAAATAGTATGAAGGATAGATGTATGGGTCTAGTTTTTCTTCTAATCCACCGGGTAGTGAACCTAATTTTTCCTCCGCTTCGACCGCTGGCCTAACGATAATAATTTTTTCATATTTATTATTTTCGTCCCAAAGTAAATCAACAGCCCTTTTCATTGCAATATAAGATTTACCAACACCGGCGGGTCCAAAACAAAATGTTATTTCATTTTCACCTAAAGTTTTCCAATAATTTTCTTGATTTTTGTTAAGAAATTTTTCTTTAGGTTGTTTTATAATTTGCCTAATTCTATCTTTTTTAGATGTTTTTTTATCTTCCACTACATTTACGGTTTTTATTGTTGATTTTCTCAATTCAGTTTTTTTTAATAAAATTATTATGAACCCGTAGAACCAAACCCCCCTTCCCCCCTGTCTGTTTGAGATAATTCGTCTACCCAAACAAAAGTGACTGAAGGATATGGAATTATCATTATTTGAACAATCCTATCACCGATTTGATATTTTTCAGATTCATTTCCTTTTAACCAATTAGATTTTTTGAATGTTGCTTGTAATTCCCCCCTATATCCACTATCAACTACACCGACACAATTTGTTAATGATAAATCATATTTTCTAATAGATGAGCGAGGAAATATTAACCCAACAAAACCTTTTGGAATTTCAATAGAGATTCCTGTACCATAAGTAACATGAGTTGTGGTTTCCGATAAGATTGATGTTGCAACTAAATCCATTCCCGCGTCTCCATCTTTTGCGTATTTGGGAATCACTGCGTCAGGATGTAATTTTTTAACTTTTACTTCAAATCGATTAACTTGTTCCTCAACTTGATTTTTGATATCATCACCAAGACTAAATAACAAATTATTTAAGTCTCCCATAATTGACGTATCATCGGAGTTATCGTTAAGGATTTCTTTTTCTAATTCTTGGAGTCGTTTAATATACGACTCAATTTCATTTTTGTCCATTTTTTTCTTCTAATATTGATAGTTCAAAACCGACTCTTATTACATTAGATAAAGTACCAGAACGATACTTAGCCATTTTATCATCCGATTCTTTATCCGAGTTCATGATTGATTGGAATTCGTCTTCTGATAATTTTACCCCGTTGTTTACCGCATAATATATTGCCCTTTCACCTGATTTCATTGAAACTTCCTGTTCGTTGAATTCGTACATTTTACCAAGGTTTTTTCTATGCCATTCACTTGGGTTTGGTTTAAACATAAAAGTTTTACCAATCTGTGATAAAAATATACACTTCAAAATAGAAGACGTTTCTACCCTCATTGTTTCAGGGAGTAGTTCATTGGTTTTAACCGAATACTTCGCGGCTTTAAAACAATGACCCAATAATCCACCTGGAAAACACCCATACATGTCTAAAGATGTGGAAGCTGGTGCTAAAAAAAAGTCATTACCCAAAAAGTCTAACAACTCTTCTGTAAAAATTTTATATTTCGAGTTTGTTTCAAGAAACTTTTTCTTGTTTGACTCTATTTGCTCTGCGGTTAACATTTTAATTATTTTTTAAAGTACTCAGGAGTATTTTGTGGGTCAATAATACATTCGATTGGCATCTTTACAATCGCCAAACTTTCTGAAGACCTCGTGTCTCCGG